TCATTATTACTTTCTTTTCCTTAAAATTAAATGGAGATTTCTTTGAATCGGTAACATTAGAAGTTCCGATATATACACTATCCTTACCGAATTTGCGTACTAAATTATCATAAGTTGCGTAGTGTCCTTTATGAAATGGTTGAAAACGACCCGAATAGACAACAACTACTTTGTCCATTTGAGCCGCTTCTCCCAATATTGTTTCTCTTAAAAAGTTTGATAATTCGTTCATTATATAGTTCTTGCTATATAAATATTCGATATTATTGTTTTACTACTTTCATTCCGCTTCCAGAAGATTGTTGTGCTTGCTGTTCAGCTTGTTGTTTTCTAGTTGGTGCACCTGGTTGATATTGAATTGTACCGTCTTGTAAGTTAATTCTACCTTGTGGGTATCTATCATCCAAAGCCTCAATGATTTCTTTCAATTGAAAATTAATAGATTTAAACTCATCTTCACCTTTTTGCAAAACATCATCCAATCCGGTTAATTCATCTTGGATTTCTTTTTTTCTAAGATAGATTTGTCCAAATTCATTAATGATACCTGCAGATTTTTGATTTAAATCTTTAATACTTTCTAGCACATTTTCGTCTAATTTAACGATTTCAATCTCAACTGTTGTTTTTTGTGGAATGTTATCTAATCCTGCCATAATTTTGTTTTTTATTGTTTATATATATAAGTATATTGTTTTTTATTTTTTATAAGAATTTTTCCAATTCTTTTATTACCATTTCTGATGTTATTGAGTTTGTACACTCAAATTGTCTATCAGTTCCCTTATGGTCCGGACACCAATTCCAATCACCAGGATCCAATCTAAGTCTATTAAAACATCCCTCACATTTACCTTTTGGTGCTGCTACTCTATAACAATCTTTCATCTCGGCCCAATCGTATGAGAATCCACTAATCAATACAGTTGGAACATTTAAACTCCAACTCAACCAACTCAATCCACTACCAATACCAATAAATGCTTTTGATTTTAACATTTCATCCATTACCAATTCTAATGGTCCATTGGGATGTTGTACAATTCCGTTTGGTAATTTATTTCCCATATAATCATCACCCTCTCTCGAAAGTAATTTTACAACATACCCACGTTCCTTTAACCAATTAACAACATCTTGCCATCCTGTTGGGTTATTCCAAAATTTAGATTGAGCGGTCCCAAATATACCAATACAAACTTGTTTAAGATTTGGGTCTATTTTTATATTTCGTTTTTTTATTTTAGTTCTAACTTCTATGAAATCCAATCCCAATATATCGGAACACATTTTTTGCATTGTTTGTGTTTTAGGGTCTATTGGATTTTTCATTAAATTTATAGAACTATCATCATTGTAAAATAATCCAACACAATACATCGCGTAAAGATTTTCAACAGGAGTTCCTGGTGATACAAATGTTACATTGGGATATTGTTGTATAAACATATCGTTCATAAATGTTGAAGTTGTTACTTCACATTCGTGTTTTTTTCTAAATTCTTCAACATACGCTACCCATGCCAAAGAATCCCCTAATGCCTTTGAATCCATTGCTATATAAACACGCTTACCTTTTGCATTATAAATGTACTCATACCATAATTTATCATTTTCATAAATTTTTATTTTCCATTCTACAAAATATTCAATATTTGATTTACACCAACAATTGTTTTTTATAGTTGCTGCATAATGTATTTTATTGGTTTTATTATCTATAAATTCAACTTTATATTCCGAAGCCTTACTTCCTTTTATTTCTACATACGGTCCTTTAACAAAATGAACTATCACTTTGTTTTGTACCTCAACTATATTATTTTTGTTCTTTTTTAAATTATCGTATATCATTAACTCCAAGTTTTAACTGTTAAATCCAATAAAGAGAATCCCTCTGCTTGCTTACTATACATTTTGTTTGTTGTATATCTTGGTCTTGGGTGATTGATAAATACATGATTAAACCACAAATCACCAACATCCCAACCACAATCTTTTAATCTATCGGCCCACCATTGTTTTTCTCTATTTGGAATTAAATAACAATGTGCAAGGTCTTGATTCGCTGCTGTCTTTGAAAACAACTCATCAATTTTTGTTTTTTCTCTTGATGGGTTATCTGCAAATGAAATAAATGGAACATTATCTCTTTCTGATAAGAAACATGCTTTATGTACTATTTCAACAAATTCTTCCAAACCCGTATAGATAAATGCATCTGCTTCAAATACTAAAGTGTAATCAAATTTTTCAGTATCCATAGTTTCCAATGCCATTCTATGTGCTAAGTAGCAACCATAGTGTCTACCAGTCATCCATCCTAAACCTGCACCAGGGTATAACTCACCCGGCTTATTATCTTTACTTATATGTTCTGGCCTTCTACAATTTTCAGCTGGTGCAAATCCCTCGTATGGTTGATTTACAATCGGTTCGTAATACATTCCATATTTTTCCAATTGTTTAATAGATTGAATAGATACTCTTTCTCTCATATCATTGGGTCTAGTCAACATATGTTTTATTTGAATACGAGGTTTTTTACGATACCAAGTTCTAAATCCTCTATTGAATTGTTTATAAAAGTATTCATCCGCTGCTTGGGTAACTCCAGGAAAGAAAGTTCCTCCATAATCATCACCACTAATAACACCACCTGGTTTTACTTTTTTGTACCAAACATTAATATCATTTTTTACATCTTCGTAACTATGTCCAGCATCTAACATTATATAATTTATACTATTGTTTGAAAAGTTATTAGATGCATTATGAGATGTGTCTTTTATAATATCGAATGAGCCGTAATTATTTGATAGGACTGTGTTATCTATGAACTCATAAAATATATCTCCACTAAAACTATCTACTATATTTTTATGCAATGTTTCATTATCAGTTCCTTTGAATGTATCTATGGTTGTAAATTTTATATCTTTACCAGATTCTTTAATCTTACTTGCCATATAATTTGTAGACTTACCAAACCAAGTTCCTACTTCAACAAATGTATCTTCGTTATTTAATAAAGTAACTACATCGTTATATATATCTTCGTATGAAAACCAACCAGGTATTTCATTAAATTGCGGTTGTAGTTTTTCTAATATAATTCTTTTAATTAATTTTAAATCGTCATCAATATAAGTTACCAATGGATTATTATCATATGTATCCAAATATGTATGCAATTTTCTAAATATACAAGGAAGTTTATATGAAAGTGCTTCTTTTATTGAAAGTGGATTTAATTCTAGTTTAGATGCAAAATAAAACATATCTACTGCAGAATAAAATGTATCCACATCGGTTCGTTCTCCCCATATTACACAATTTTCAGGAACATGCTCCATCAATGGGCCCCAATAATGTTCAAAATTTCCGGCCTGATTTCCTACGAAGTGAAATTTAATTTTATATTTTTGTAGTTGAGTTGCTATTGCAAATATTTCTCCTTGATTTTTACCTGGTGCAAATAACCCAACATTAAGTACATGCTTCCAAGTTGGGTCTAATCCTAATTCCTTTTGTGCAGCCTCTTTATCAAATACATAATCTTCAATAGGATATTGCCATATGTCGGTTTCTACTCCAGTTTCAATAAATCTCTGTCTACTCCATTCTGATACTAAAATGTATTTATCAGGATGGTAAGATATTTCAGATGGGTTAGTTAATGAACCATGTGTAGATGCTACAATAAAATATGACCTATTTTTTTCAAATATTTTATCTAATACAAATGGAGCTAAATCAAATTCTGGTATTTCTTGAAAATGTATAATATCAGGATTAAATTTCTGAATTATCTCTAGTATCGTAGATTTATCATCCCCCAATGTATGTATAGGTACTAACGATTTGATTCTATTTTTTTGAACAACAAACGCATCACCACCGCTATTGTTTATTTCAACAACTTCAATCTCAAAATCTTTTATGAATTCTTTTACCTGCTTATATAGGTATTGTGGTTGTCCTCCGGTAGATAAATGGGGAGCAACATAGAGTAACTTCTTTTTTAACATATTTTTATTAATTGTAACAAAGATACGAAATTATATTGAAAGCACCAAATTTATTTATTCTGCAGATTCAAATAAAACAACACCTTCTTGCAAATCAACTTCTCCCTTTGGATATAAGTTTTCCAAATCTTTGATAACTTGATTAAATTCCAATCCAATTTTGTCAGATTCGGTTTCTATATTTTCCTTAACAGATTCCAATTTTTTAATTTCCAATTGCAATTCTCTAATTCTTAAATGAATTTGTCCTAAATTTAATATCAATTCGTTTGCTTGAGTTTGGTATGATATTAGAGTATCTAATGTTTCCTTTGGTAATTGTTCGGTCTTTTGTGCCATGAGTTAGTATTTATATATAAGTATATATTTTTAATTTTTTTATACTGGAATACTAATATACTAAAGTGGAGGAGTTGGAAATACATATGGAATTGTTTCCGGTATATCCCTTAATTGTTGTCTATAAACCGCCCATTCTTCCTGCTTTTCAGATGTTAGTGGATTATTTGGCAATTGTGTCCAATCCGATTGGTTAAGTAAATTGTTTCTATTACTTTTAACTATTGCCAATTCGTTAGCATCTATTTCTTCTTGTATAAGTGGAGTATGTGTGTGCACTCCATCTATTAATTTATATCTACCAGTAGTAGCTTCTTTCCATTGCTCTTCTGTCAATTCTACATTTGGTGTTGGTATGTTATCACCATGTATTTCTTCAGTATAGAATCCGGTATAATCACCTGTCTCATTAAATGTTGCGTAGTAAATCATATATTTTTATTTTTTTAAGCTCCAATTGCCGACCACCATCCACCTACTGCATCAAATACTGCGCTAAATCCTGCTGTTGTTAGACTACCAGCATGATTATATCCATTTGCTCCCGAATTGAGTCTGTTTGTTGTTACATGTACTGAATAAACAGCATTAGGGAACGTTATTGGAAATACCACAGGTGTTGCTGTTGTAGTGTAGGCTTGGTATCCCCATTGTAATATAATTCCATTTGTTAAATATGTATATCCGTTCGTGGCTGCAACGTATGGAGTTCCATAGTAATGCGCAGAATACATATAATCATACTTTTCATAAGATGAACCAACCGTTCGTCCAGTATCATTTGGTAGTATATTATCCGTTCTGATATTTCCACCGAATACCTTAAGTAAATCCCCAACAGCCGCTCCCGTAGCTCTTCTTGGTATTCTAACATATTTATCCGAATCCGATATTACTTGCAAACCACCTGCATTAATTTCAACAAAGTTGGCTGGAGCTAGTATTGACATTGTATCACCGAGTGCTGTCATTGTACTAAACGCATTAAACGTCCAATTTGAAACTGAAGTGCTATAACTATCGACAGTCGCTCCTAAACTTACCGCGGTGCCCGCTGCTGCGTAAAAATAAAATGCATATCTAAATCTTATCAATCCTGTAGCACTTAAGAATATATTGGTTGTAATTTCTCCACCGGTAAATGGATACGAAACTGCAGATATTGTATTTGCAGGGGTAAGTGCCCAATAACTAGGATTGTGTGATATTATATCATTTGAAATGTAGTTATGTGCAACAGGTACAACAAACGTATATACAGTTTGAACACTTTCAATAATTTCAACATTATCTACAATTACTAATTTTATAGTATTGCCATCTTTTATATTTATTTTACTTTCACCCGGTATTAAATCACTTACTTTTATTTCTGCATTACCGTCTAGCCAAAATCCATGTGTTTCGGAAACTTTCACTTCCTTACCGCCAGCTGATACTTTGAATATTTTATTAACAGTTCTGGTTTTGATATTTTCTATTTTGTATTTTTTAAACGAACTATGCCAATCCCACGCCGTAATAATTTGTCCTACGATAACATCTTTTGCGTAAATACTTTCACCAAATTCATTTATAATTAAAGTATCACCCGTAACGGAGTAAAAATCTTCTATATAATAGTTACCCTCATCATACTCTCCGGTTGAACTGGAATTACCAATATACGACTGCCCTATTACACTATCATCACTAACCTTAACAGCTTCTAAATACAAATACGCAACCGCTGTTTGTGGACTAGAGTATCCTCCGTGTTTTTGCTCTGAGTATTGAGGGAAGTACGATGGAAAGGTGGTGGTATGTGATATTGAATTCGGTGGTGTTTCTACTTCGAAAGTAGGTATATTCGCAGTTACTTGTACAAATCCAAGTTCTGTAACGTTATATCTACCTAAATTATTTACGCCATCCGATACACTACCGGAAGTTGTATATGCCGAATATTTTACTTCTTGAGTAGTATAGCCCGCTGTGGTTGTTATAGATGGAGTTGGTAATGTATATGAACCAGTAAGATATAATATTATAGGTGTAGCACTTGGAGATGATAATGCTTTTACAGGAGAAATACTTACTTTTTTTACCCTACCAGCACCACTACCAGTATAAAATTGTATTTCAGGAATATTTGGGTCAAGTATTATTTGAGAATCAGTATCTCTTAATGCTCTTGTAGTAGCATCAATAACCCAATCCCCAATTTGTCCGTCCGTTGCGTTTATTGAACCTGTGATTTCAAAATTAGTACCATCAAATTTTATTTGATTTCCAGTAGGGTCTCCAAATCTAGCCCTTCCAGTTTTATCCATAAAAAATCCAGCTCCTGCATTAAATGCAGTTGCATCGACGGAACGTATTATACCAATACCATCATCATCACTACCCATAACTAATGCTCTTGTAATAGTTGCATCCTGTGATAATAATACATCGGTTGCTACTGAACTAAATGTTGCTCCAAATGATTCCCAATATGTTGCATAATCAACACCAGTAATTGGTTTAGTTGAAACACCCCCACTACCTACTGCGGTTGTGTGATTTACCTTACATAAATAATATGCACCATCACTTCCTTTTACAACATCACGTCTTGTCGCAGCTGCAGGTGATGCTGGTTCTCTGAAATATTGTTTAGCAGTAGTTCCATCGGATTCAAATTGAGCCCACGGTCCTCTATAAACTACACCAGGACCGGGTCCACCAGTAGCACCGAGAGCTCCTGAAGTTCCAGATGTTCCTGCTGAGGCCGCAATTGCCCAAGGACCAGAACCGGGATATCCAGTTAATGCATTTGTATCGTTTGTTGCAATGTTTTGATAATTTTGTGCTTGCGCCGATGTACATCTCCAACTTTGTCCTCCGTATGAAACTATATCATTTGTGTAATAAGTATCTCCAGATGTCCAAGCTCCCCTTAACGAACCCTCACTAACACCCGGTTGAATTTGTCTAATTGCCCCTATAATAGTTAAAACATCACCATCCCAAGACATTCCCTTTCCAGAAGTAGAAGTAGTTTTTATTGAGAATCTACCAGTTGTACCGAAAGAACCATTTTCATACATTCCTAAAAATATACCAGGCTTATCATATCCGATAACACCAGATCCAGTGGTTGATGTACCAGATGTACCAGCCGTTCCAGCAGTACTACCAACTTGCCCTAAAGCAATATATGGGTCCGGTCTTCCTCCGTTTATTACAATATTAGCAAAATCACCACTGGTATCCTTAGTACCAACGTTTATAGAATTCTTAACATATGATTTTTCAAATATTGCCAACTTAGCTGCCACAAAGAAATCTTGCGTTCCCAAATATCTCCAATATGCTACTGGTGGTACTTGTGTTGTACTTGGTGTTGGTGCTTGTGCTAGTACATTAAAAGTAAAACCTGCAGGTGGCGATACTCCTCTATAAAAAGTTGATGTAGTTGGATTTACCCAAGTGTTTGGGCCAGACCCACTAATTGCTGCATAATATTTTGTATCATCTGAAGTGGCTTGGTAAGTAACAACATCCAATCTATCATTTATGTTTTCAACTGAACCATAATAATCTTTAGTTGCATCCCACTCACCTCTCATAACAAGACCCGGGCCTACATTACCTTCATATTGAATTGATAGGGATTGTGTTTTATAAAAAGTTTGCCTACCTTCACAATTAATTTCATAAACTATTTGCGCACTTGGATTTGAAGCCGGTGTAGCCCAACCTATAATATCTCCCATTGTTGCGGGTGCACCAGGAACAGGGTTACCTCCAGTTAAAGTTCCGGCTAAAGTAATTATACCCGATGAATATGAGTCTATACTAATTCTACATTTATCTTTATATCCATAATTTCCGTATGCATCAAGATCAGGACCTGGTACCAATGGATTATAATTCGTATTCACCAATTCAGTGCCTCCTCTATAAACTCTAATTTGTGTACCAGTTCCAGCAAATGATAACGTACCCGCTACTTTATAAACTGCGGATGAATTTTCATTAGTCATCTTTACATCATACGGAGGTGGTGGTGTAAATTGAACAGATATTGATTGAGTTACAAATTGAGTTTGTCTAGCTAACGGTCTTACCAATGGGTCAGTTGTAGATGAATCTCCTTCAAAATCTACTCTATATACAATTTTTCCAGATGTATTTGTAGCTGGCGTAGTCCAACTAATTATATCTCCAATTGAAGCGGGGTTTGATAATGCTGTGAGCTTTGGAGGCGTTCCTCCAGTTAATCCAATCCAATTATCTTTATAAACTATCGATGCGGATGAATACCCTAATACCCCAATCGGATTCCCCTCAAAGTCTAAATTTTCATCAAATAAATTGGCTTGTGGTAATGCACTAGTTTCATTTATTAATTGTTGAGTACCATTAAATGTGGTGATTTTCATACCGGTATTAGAAAATATAGTAGGTCCCCATAAATCAGCGGTTATAGCAGTGCTTTCATTTGATGCTACTAGCTTGTATGAGTCTGCACCGGCTTTTACACCACTTATCGTTAATTGAGCTTCTGCCCTATATGGATTTACAGTTGGAGATGTGTATGGATTTCCATCAGTAATTTTAACTTTAAATGTTTTTATTGAACCGGGTGCTACATCCTCAAAGTTTACATCTGGTAATGTAAATGTTACAGGATTTCCCGCGCCGGGTATTGGTGCGGATTCACCACTTTCAGAACCATCCTGCGCTATTTCCGATATTACAATATATACCTTATCAGCCGATGCGGTTGTATTAAATGCAGTTGCTGATAATATAATTGGCGATTGCGATGCTAACGATACTCTACCATTTCTATCATAGTTTACTGTATATGCGGATGCTTTGAAATCTACACTACGAGCTTTAGGTGGTGTTACATTTTTTGTAAATGTTTGCGTACGAGTAAAAATAGATGAAGTAGGTTGATGCCCAGCACCCAATGCGTAAGGATATACTTGAAGTGTATAAAGTGCACTTGCAGAAACAAATGGATAATCAAATCGATTATAAGTTACAGTTCCTGTTAATCCAGATAAAGATGAAGATGCTATTTTTGTAACTTGAATAGCATTTGCAGCTATTGAATTAATTGTGTATGTACCTTTTCTAGTATCGGCGTTTGCAAAAGATTCAGTTGTTGTTAATTTTAAAAAATCATCTCCGTCTTTTACTTGTATCGTTGTATTTGCTGCGGAGTATCCACCTGGTGTAATGTATCCAACTTCATCTGCTGTTAATGCTACCGATGTGGGTGATATTATTATTTGAATTGGCGGAGCTCCTTCTAATATCTTTGTATAGTTTACAAATACACTAGCGCTATAAATCGAAGATGTAAAGTATGGATGTATAATTAAGGGATACTCAATACTTCCACTTAAATCTGTCATATTTGATGAAGCACTTACTATTAAAGATGCAGTATATGGTACTAAAAATGATGAAGTAAATTGAACATTACCGGCCGTAACATTGGTATCTATTATAGATGCCGTTGCTATATAGAATGTACCATGAGTATTTAAGTTATCCAACACATGTGCACTTGAACTAAACGCAAGATATTTAGAACCTTGCTTTAATCTAATATCGGTTATAGATGGTCTGTAATCATTTACAATCCCTCTTGAATTTGCGCCAAGAACTACTGATATTGGACTTACTTCAAATACAATACTTTCATCTCCTTGCTTACCTTCCGGTACAATTGTAAATGTTTTATCAATACTAACGGATGCCGATGTCCAAGGTTCAGTATATGTAAATGTTAGTGTTAAATTTTTAGTTTGATTTAAAGGACTTCTAACATAGAATGATTCAACTCCTTCTGGCTTTTGTGAAGGTATTAAAATTTTATTATCATCTTTAGCAACAACAGTAATTGTTGGGTCTAAACTTTGAGTCATATAATACATCCAATATTCAGGAACCCAATCTCTATTTATTGACATTGATGGGTATACTTGAAATGATGCTGTTACTGCGTCGATTTCAGCTGCAGCCGTTCCTCTTTTTGCAAATGATGCAGTTGCAAATCCAAATACTGGTTTAAATAATTTATCTGTTCTTGGATTTATTGTAAATGAATCTGCGTTATAAATTACAACACCACTATCCAATCCATCTTGTAAATCTTCTAATATTTGTGATGCAACAACGGATGCTGATGCTATATATGCCGGACTAGATGCAGCGGATGCGGATGATATCAAATATATCGTTCTTCTAAAATCTATCGAATCTCTATTGAATATTGCGTTATAATTAATTTCACCACTACCCAAAGAACCAGTTATCAATCCTCTAACATACCCACTAGAAGATGCGTATGATAAATTTACAAATTTCTCAGCTCCATCAGCCGAACGAGATATGATGTGTAATTGTTTATCAGGCCAACCTTTTTCTGGTTTGGTTAAACTACTCAATTGAATATCATTTACACCATCTATTCGTATAGCCTGAATCTCTAAAGATGATGTACTACTATTTCTAATCTGAGTACCTCTATACGGTCTAATCAAATAGTTTACCCCACCAAATCCGTCTAATACTTTAGTGAATATAACAGTATCAGTATATCCTTCAACTTCTCCAGTAATTTTTACAATTTGTACTAACTTATCGCCTCTAGAACCTGTGAAATTACCAACAGTCATTGTAGGAGCATCGGATGTAATATCACTAAGTAATCCAGGATATCTTTGGCCGGTAAATGATGCGGTATAATCTGAAGCAAATAACTCATCTCCAAAAAAATCAAAAGATTGTGATGTATAATTGACTGAACCTGTTAGTAAATTTTTTGTCACCGTAAACCCTACAACAGTCGGTGGTACTGGATTTGAACCCGAATCAAATTGAAATGTTAGCGATCTAGGTGAAAATACTAATCCTTTTTGTATTCTTTGTAAATTTCCTCCATCAAATGTTTTTGTTTCTTCAACTAATACAGGTATATAATTATTATTTATATCGTAAAATTCAAAACGATATATAAATGTTTCAACTGGTAAACTTCTTGGTACTGATTGAATAAATGTAATTTCATCTGGAGAAAATGCCGTTTCTTGTGATGCTTTTAAACTAACATCGGCAATATGCCAATCAAATCCTTTTATGTCGAAATATAATCTAGCATTATTTATTTCTTCAGCTTTTATATTTTCAGTAATAATTTGTTTTTCAAGTAAAGAATTTTGAGTATCTAATCTTACAATACTTTGTTTTACTTGAAGTGTAGCAGGTGAACCATTTACAATTGTTTGTTTAGAACCACTTAAATATGCTTCAATGTAATTACTACGATTGCCAATTGCTTCTTTTCTAACATTAAAATTTAAACTGTATTCAATACCTTCATTTATATTTAATGATTTTGTTGTAAAGAATTTATTTACACCGGATGTACTGTTTAATTTTATAGAATCAAATAAAAACGATTGTTCAAATGATGCATCCAAATCGTTTGAGGATGTTACCCAATATTCTTTAAAATTGATATTATCAAATAATCCATAATTTTCTTGATTTTTTGTAGTAGATGCTAAATCAACTAAAATTTCATTTGATTCTAATTGTATTTCTTGAACAAATTGAAAATCAGATAAGTCTGCCGTTGATTTCCTAAATATTTTAACTCTAGCACAATCTCCCACAAAAGTAGTCAAATCCGCTAATGTTATTTTTGCAAATGAACCAGTTAATGCCGTTTTTAAATTATCTACACCCTCGGTATAATTAAATATTCCGGTATATGTTGCATTTTCAGTATTAGCTACTAAGCCATATTCAGTATATGGTGGCTGTACTAATATTTCTCTTGAATTAATTACCTGGGTTACTAGTGGTTTATATGGTATAAGTGGTGCCGCACTTCCAAGTGGAGAGGTTGCATCTGATACTAATAAGTTGGTATCTAAATACGTTCCAACAATAGAACCCGTCCAAAACGAATTACCAACGGTTTCTAAAATATAAGTTCTCGGTGATGTATAATTTGTTAATGAAGTGCCCGCCACAGGAACCTGTGCAATACCATTTATAATTCCACTTTGAGTTTTTGGTGCAACTACATTTGAAAATATTGGTTTAACTATTTCACTAATAGTGACTTCAGGTCTTACATAAAATCTTACCTTATCTTCATTTGAAAGTAATCTATTTACTTTAAATTCTCTTTCCCACTTAACGTTATATATACCAGCCCATTCACTAGGAATTGGTTGAGCAATACCATCCCCATCCAAATAAGTTTTTAATTCTCCCAATATAGTAATTTTCGCATTACCAATTGGAGTATCTTCATATATGTAAACAGCTATAACTTTTGATAACCCCTCATAGTACTCAGGAACACCATTACCTGGTTCAAAATAAATTGGATTACCTTCAACGTCTAATATTTCTATTTTTATATCAGTACTCTCTTTTAAATACTCAGAGCCTTCAATTAGAAATCCATTCTTACCTCCAGTAAATGATTCTTTAAATTCAGTAATTCTAAAATAATCCGAATTTGGATTTGTATCTGTTACAAATGTTTGAAAATAAGTTAAATTTTGCGTTAAATTATCCGCATATTTTTTGATTCTTGCCATGTATGTTCCTATTAATTAGTAATAAATATTGTGTTTAATATTTATAAATAATAAAAACTAAAGAAAACTAAATAAATCTAAAGAATTATGAAAAAATATGCTATGATACAAATTGATGCCGAAATACATCAAGTATTAAAGGAATTTTGTAAAGAGAAAGGATATAAGATAAATGGGTTAGTAGAAACCCTTATAAAAGAAAAGGTGCATTCTTTGAGTAAGAACGCACCTAAAAATGTATTACCAGTTACTAAAAGTTAATCTTAGAGAACCCATCTACTTTTTTAATTTCAATAAGTCCATCTACAATATCTCTCATTTGTTCTAAGTGAGAAATAACCCAAATGAAATCAAATTGAGTTTTAAGATACTGCATCATCATAAATAAGGATGATAGATTATCCGCATCCAATGTACCAAACCCTTCATCAATTACTAAGAAGTTAGGTCTAGGCAGGTTGCATATGTTAATTAGAGCCACTCTAATCGCTAGGCCTGATATAAACTTCTCCATACCACTACACATTTCTAGAGCCCACTCCTGGTCCTCGTAAACGATTCTAGCGTTAATGTTCTTTCCATCGGTATCCATTGATATTGAGAAGTCTACCACCTGTCCTAATATGTTGTTCACTTCGTTTTCAATTGCTGGAAGTGCTTTGGATATTAACTCATAAGGTACTCCATCTTTCTTAACTGCATCTAAGTAGAATGTATATAATTGGTTTTTACTTTCTAATTCTTTTACTTCCTCCATCTTAGCTACCATATTATCAATGTAGGTTTTTGTTGCACCTACCTCTGACATTAATCGTAGCATAAGTTTGTTCACATCGGATATTTGCTTTTCAACACCTTGTTTTAACCTACGAACATTTTGAATATGAATATCTAATGCCTGATTCTTTGTAATTGTTTCTACATTATCATTATATCGTTTGATATCCGCTTTTGTGGTTTCTAACTGATGCTGTAATAATTCAATTTTTGAATCCGCAGTTTTACCATCAGCTTCTAATCTTTCTCTAATGGTAATTAATCTACTATACTCGTTTGTCCATTGTTTCCATTGACGGAATTGGTCTTCAACTCCAGCCAATTCACCCAATTGATTTATAAGAGCACCATGTAAAATGTTTAGAGTTTCTAATTGATTACCCTGCTCTCCTAATTTCTTTTCAGTTTCTTTTGCATCCTTTACGAATACATTGTTCATACAAAAACTACAATTAGGGTCATACTCATGCTCTGCTAAGTGCGATAACTTCTCTTTGTTGGTTTCAATTGTTTGTTCCAATAATTCAATCTGATGTAAGGTATCTTTAATTTGTCCTTTGACTAAATTCAATTGAACTTGTGCTTCACCAATATCAGTTCCGTTTATAGTAACTTTGGAATCAATCATTTCCTTAGCTTCTCTTACCAACTCTTTAGCCTCCGTATGCTTTATAGTTTTATCAAATTTAGTATCACTCCAAGTTTTTAAATCATCTTCAATTGTTTTAAATTTTGAGTTTAATACATCAATATCTAAATTACCTTGAATTGGAATTATTTGTTGAGATAGTGTTACAATTTGTTCGTCCATCTCACCTTTTCTTTTTTCTAATTCCAATTTTTCAGAATCCAATTCATCATATTCACTTTTCTTCTCATTCAAGTCGGTTTCTTTTTGAGCTAACTCCGAAGTAAAATCGGTCTTTCTGAAATTTCTGATAAGTGCATTCACATCTTTGATGTCGTTTGTAGCAGTATCATACAGCTTATCAAATATATCCAAGCCCATAAACTGAGCCATCAAATCCTTTCTCTCCGATTGTGATTTATCAATGAATAGTGCGTTATTAGCTTGTAAAGATAAAGCAGTCATAATGAAATCCTCATATCTTCCTACATAAGTTTCAATGACTTGGTTTGTGTCTCTACGTTCCGTTCCGTTAAGTGATTCTCTACCACTATCTCCCTCTCTCCAAAAGTCCACATCCACTTTTACGTTCTTTCCCTTATTGATAATTCTACCTTCCCTACGAATACCATAGATAACTCCATCTACGGAGAATTCTAATTGGCAATGGAAATCAGATTTACGATTATTCATAATAGCAGATGCTTTATAAGCCCTACTACACTTATCAAACAAGCAAAATGAGATTGCATCAAATAGGGATGATTTACCTTGTGCGTTTGGTGCGAATAATCCCATCAATCCGTTTATCTTATCGAAGTTGATTACGTTCCTCTCTCCGTATGAGAACATATTACTGAAATCAAACTTAATTGGTTTCCAGCTTATGTTTCTTTGTAGTTCTGATGGTTGTATTCTACTATTAATGTCACGATTTATTTTCTCTATTCCAGCTAAGTCCTCTTTGGTTACGAATGGCATCATACGTTCAATATACTCACCGATTAAAGAGTTTTGATGGTTTATATCAGCTATGCTATCTACTTCCAACCTTGCTTCTCTATCGTTGGTTTTCTTCTTATTGAATGTATCCGTTCTAATGATTGTAAAGTCCTCCACACCATACTTTGCGGTAATGTCAGCCATCATTCTCTTTGTATCTGCGGTATCCGTATTAGTTATCCTCACTCTTAAACGAGGGTACAACGGCATATCAGTTACATCCGGCACAATACCACCATCAACATCTAAGGTATAGTATCCGTAATCGTTTTGGATATCAACTTCCTCATAGGTCATTGTATCTAAATCCCAAACTAAGAATCCGTGCTTGTCTAATGTCTCACCAAAGTTTTGTTGTACCAAAGAACCGGCATATACCACCTTACATCCGCTTGGTGATATCATCTCTTGTCTTTTATGAATATCTCCTAATAAGGCTAAATCATACCCATCAAATATTTCAGTTGTAAAGTGTCTACTACTAACCACATACCCTACATCGGTTGTAGAGTTATCAACAGGTCCGTGAAATAGTGCAATCTTCTTATTACCAAATAGAGTATTAGCTTTCGGCCAATTATCTTTGTTATCAAATATACTGAATACTGCAAAATCAACATCTCCGATTCCGTAAACTTGCGTATCTTTTAAATACGTTAGGTTTGGTAACTTCAATGCATCAACTATTGGAGTAAGTACATCTAATCTATCCGCATTGTTCATATTACAATCGTGATTACCAGCGATTACAATAGTAGGACATAGTTTGTTACATTCCGTAAACAACCAGCTAATCTCACTTACCAATTCAGGACTCATTTCCAATTTAGCATGAGCTATATCTCCAGCTAAGTAGATAATAGAATCTTCCGTTCCTCTTTTTTGTATTTCCTCAAACATTGAGTAAAATACTTCTCTAAACTCTTTGTGTCTTTTTATATTACGAATGTGTATATCCGCAATGTGATAAATTCTCTTTAACCTCATATATTATTTAGTTTGGATAGAACTAAGTCATCCCATCCAGTTTGTGTTGCTCCTTTTAATAATTCTCTAACTGCTTTGAATCCCAT